TCTTGGTATATTTGGATTTGTAATTTACATGGTGACATAAATGGCTAGAAACCTAACAGAAAAACAACAGAAGTTCCTTGAGGTCTTGTTTGAAGAAGCAGGTGGGGATGTTGTACAAGCTAAGAGACTATCAGGATATGGTGAACAGTCTAGTACTACCGCCATTGTAGAATCTTTGAAAGATGAGATAGGTGATCGTACACGTAGTTACTTTGCACGTACAGCACCTAAAGCTGCTATGGCTATGGTGGGTGCATTGAGTGATCCAACAGAGCTAGGTATACGAGATAAGATGTCAGCAGCTAAAGACTTGCTTGACAGAGCAGGACTTGGTAAAGTAGAAAGAGTAGACGTATCGTCATCTAGCGGTGGCGTATTTATATTACCATCTAAAGAAGGAACAAACGAATAAGTGTAAACCGTGAATCTCTTGGCTACTGGGAGCTACCTAGACCACACAAGGGTGCAGAAAAACAGTGGCACGTAATAGCTAGAGTAACTAGAACAATACCGTTTGGTTATGAAGTTGACCCTGACAATGATAAGCTACTTCAGCCTATCATCCCTGAGCTAGAAGCATTAGAACTTGCAAAGAATCATATCTTGCAATACACTTATAAAGAAGTAGCACTGTGGCTAACAAAGCAAACAGGTAGGTACATATCTGGTGAAGGACTTAAGAAAAGGGTAGACATTGAGCGAAAACGTAAGAAAGCAGCTACAATTAAGCGGAAGCTTGCCAAGCGGCTCCAAGAAACGTTACAAGAAATCAAGAACCTTGAAGAAGAAAGAATCGGAGCCTACACAGTTAAGTCCAGAGCAGCCACAGCCTAAAGTACAAACTGTAGCTGCAGAAGTAATAGCACCTGAGTTTGACGTTGACATTGCTCAAGAAGTAGTATTTAAACCAAACCCAGGGCCACAGACAAGCTTCTTATCCGCATCTGAAAGAGAAGTCTTGTATGGAGGGGCAGCAGGTGGCGGTAAGTCGTTCGCAATGCTTGCTGACCCCCTTCATGGTCTAAACGATCCAAACTTTAGTGGTCTACTTGTTCGCCATACTACTGAAGAACTTAGGGAACTTATACAGAAGAGTCAAGAGCTTTATCCTAAAGCAATACCTGGTATCAAGTGGAGTGAACGTAAGTCACAGTGGATTGCACCTAGAGGTGGTAGACTGTGGATGTCTTACTTAGATAAAGACATGGACGTAACACGATACCAAGGACAAGCGTTTAACTGGATCGGCTTTGACGAACTTACACAGTGGCCTACTCCTTACGCTTGGGATTACATGAGGTCACGACTTCGTTCCGCATTTAGTTCTCAACTAGGTTTGTACATGAGAGGTACTACAAACCCTGGCGGTAACGGACACCAGTGGGTCAAGAAAATGTTTATTGATCCTGCCCCTGCCAATGATCCTTTCTGGGCAACAAACATTGAAACTGGTGACACTATAAGATTTCCTAAAGGGCATACCCGTGAAGGTGAACCCTTATTTAGGCGTAGGTTTATACCTGCTAGTTTGTTTGATAATCCATACCTAGCAGATAGTGGTGACTACGAAGCAATGCTACTATCATTGCCTGAGCACCAGAGAAAGCAGTTACTAGAAGGTAACTGGGATATTAACGAAGGGGCAGCATTTCCTGAATTTAACAGAAGCATACACGTTGTGGAACCTATCAACATACCTAGTGGATGGACTAAGTTTAGAGCTTGCGACTATGGTTACGGTTCCTACACTGGAGTACTCTGGTTCGCTGTATCACCAAGTGAACAACTGGTTGTTTACAGAGAGCTTTATTGTTCTAAAGTTACAGCTACTGATCTAGCAGATATGATACTAGAGGCAGAGGCTGAAGATGGTACTATAAGATACGGTGTACTAGATTCATCCCTCTGGCATAAAAGAGGTGATACTGGCCCATCACTTGCAGAGCAAATGAATATGAAGGGTTGCCGTTGGCGTCCTTCTGATCGCTCTCGTGGATCTAGGGTTGCAGGTAAGAACGAGATACACCGTAGGTTGCAGGTGGACGAGTTCACTGAAGAGCCAAGGCTTGTGTTCTTTTCCACCTGCACGAATACAATAGCGCAAATCCCTGCGATTCCGCTAGATAAGAAGAACCTTGAAGACGTAGACACACACGCTGAAGATCACTTGTATGATGCTTTACGTTACGGTATAATGACTAGACCAAGAAGTTCTATATGGGATTATGACCCTTCAAAACAACGTTCTGGCTTTCAAATGTCAGACCCAACATTCGGATATTAAATATGGCTGAAATAGAAGATCTATCGTTTGAGACAGATGATGTAATAGCTGCAGAGAGTGAAGAAGACAAACTCTTTGAAAGTGTAAGCAGTATAGTATCCTTTGTAGGTGATCGCTACAAACGTGCTGAAGATGCTCGTTTAGGTGATGAAGAGCGTTGGATGAGAGCATACCGAAACTACAGAGGTATATATGGTCCTGATGTACAGTTTACTTCTTCAGAAAAGTCTAGAGTATTTGTTAAGGTTACTAAGACCAAAACACTAGCTGCCTACGGACAGATAGTAGATGTACTATTTGGTAACAATAAGTTTCCACTAACGATCAATCCATCTGTTTTACCTGATGGGGTAGCTGATGCTGTTCATATTAATATTGATCCTAATGCTGAACAAGCTACAGGAATACTACGTGACTCCTTTACAAAAGAAACTACAAAGCCTTACCTTATAGGACCAGACACTGAGCTAAAGCCAGGCGAAACTATGACTGAGCTTAAGCGTAGGCTAGGTCCAGTAGAAGATAAAGTTGCGCCTGTGTCTGAGAAGATAATTGAAGGAGATGGCACAACACCTGCTACAGCTACATTCCATCCTGCTATGATTGCATCTAAAAAGATGGAAAAGAAAATACATGATCAGTTACAAGAAAGTGGTGCATCTAAGCATCTACGTAGTATGGCATTTGAGATGGCGTTGCTAGGCACAGGTGTAATGAAAGGACCATTTGCTGTAGACAAAGAGTATCCTAATTGGAATGACGAAGGTGAGTATGACCCTCTTATTAAGACTGTACCATCTACTAATCATGTAAGTATATGGAACTTTTACCCTGACCCTGTAGCTTCCTCTATGGATGATGCAGAGTATGTAATTGAAAGACATAAGATGTCACGTAATCAAATACGTGCACTAAAAGACAGACCGTACTTTATGGAAGATGCTATTGAAGACGCTGTAGCTGCAGGATCAGACTATGTGCGTAAGCATTGGGAAATGAAGATGGAGGATGATGATAGTGTTTCTACAGACAGTGAGCGTTGGGAAGTACTAGAGTTCTGGGGTTTTGTTGATAAAGATATACTTGAAGAGAATGGTATTAAGATACCTAAAGAATATAATGACTTGTTTGAAGTCAATGCTAATATCTGGACAGTCAACGGTAAAGTAATTCGTTGTGTTCTTAATCCCTTTAAACCTGCACGTATACCTTACTATGCAGTACCCTTTGAGCATAATCCTTACTCTTTCTTTGGTGTAGGCATTGCTGAGAACATGGATGACACACAGACCCTAATGAACGGCTTTATGAGAATGGCTGTTGACAATGCTGTATTATCTGGTAATCTTCTTATTGAGATAGATGAAACTAACTTAGTTCCAGGTCAAGACCTATCCGTACATCCAGGCAAAGTGTTTAGGCGTCAAGGCGGTGCACCTGGACAAGCTATCTTTGGCACTAAGTTTCCAAACGTTGCAGGTGAAAACATGCAGCTATTTGATAAGGCAAGAGTATTAGCAGATGAATCAACTGGTTTCCCATCTTTCGCTCATGGTCAAACAGGCGTTACAGGTGTGGGTCGTACTGCTTCTGGTATTAGTATGCTTATGTCTGCTGCCAACGGTAGTATTAGGACTGTTGTAAAGAACGTAGATGATTATCTTATTGCTCCTATAGGTAGGGCATTCTTTGCATTTAACATGCAGTTTGACTTTGATGAAGGTATACGTGGTGACTTAGAAGTAAAAGCTAACGGTACTGAAAGCCTCATGGCTAACGAAGTACGCAGCCAACGCTTAATGCAATTCTTACAGGTAGCTTCTAACCCAATGTTAGCACCCTTTGCTAAGATGGATTACATTGTACGAGAAATCGCTAAGAGCATGGACCTAGACCCTGATAAAGTTACAAACTCTATGGCAGATGCTGCAATACAAGCCGAAATAATGAGAGCATTTCAACCACCTACTCCACCACCTCAAGCCCCAGTTCCACCAGAGGAAGGTGGCGCACAGCCACAACAAGCTCCTGCAGGTGTTGATGCACAAGACCAAACAGGTGCAGGTGGAGGTAACATAGGTACAGGTGTAGCTCCTGCCCCAGGTGAACAAGGGTTTAGTGGTAATGTCGCTTAAGGCTTTTGTAAACAATAAAGCACAGTGGGATGCATTCTGTGAAGAACTAGACATTTTAATTCTTGAGCAGCAAAGAAGACTAGAGCAGTCAGAGATAGCAATAGACTTACATCGTTGTCAAGGTTCAATAGCTACATTACGAAGGCTAAAATATTTGAGGGATAAAGTTAATGGCACTAAATGACGATGAACAAATGCAAGCAGTTTTTATATCTACACGACAACCTTTAGAAGTAGACCCAGTGTCAGGTAATGAAGTACCCCCAGGTTCTTTACCTGAAGAAGTAAGGGATGATATTCCTGCACAACTAAGTGAAGGTGAGTATGTAGTACCTGCTGATGTTCTTCGTTTTTATGGCATGAAGTTCTTTGAAGACCTGAGAGAAACAGCTAAGATGGAACTAGCTCGTATGGATGCAGAAGGACGTATTGGTGGTGAGCCAGTAGAGCCAATGCAACAAGATGACTTAACTCCTGAAGAAATGGCTGAGATTGAAAAGATGACTATGGCTGTCGGTGGCTTCGCTACACAACAATCAACACAGTCTACACAACCTGATCCGTACCAACAACAACAGATGATGTACCGACAAGGTGCGCCTGTTGCTATGGGAAATGCAGGTTATGATGCAGGTGGTCAAGTAAGAGGTTATAATAGTTCAAGTGTAGTAACTCCTCCCCCACCTCCTGCTGCCCCACCACCTCCAGTAACACCTGTACCTGCTAATACTCAGGCGCAGTTAGACTTCTCACAGTTTGGTGCAGGGTTTAGTTTCTCACCACAGGCACAAGATAATTTAGAACAAATAAGTCAAGCTGCAGCCCCAACACCTGAGTTTACTCCTGTGACTATGTATGGTCCTAACAACGGTAAACCTGTAGTTGAAGCTAAAACATTAGAGCAGTACAATAAACTACTAGCTGAAGGGTATACTCTAACACCTCCTGTTATTGATAA